CGGGGCTTGTAACGGTGACGCGACGAGCAGAGGGGGGATGGCTGGGACGTGCGCACCCTGTCCACCCGTGGCATGGAGGGCGTTGACCAGAGCGTCGTGGAAGACCAGATCAAACGCTACGGCATCGACTCCGACTTCGTGCGGGTCGAGATCATGGGCCTGCCACCGCAGACATCCGAAGACCAGTTCATCCCGTGGGACGCGGTTCGTGCGGCGCAGCAGAACTCACTGGCGCAGGATTACGGCGAACCGTTGATCCTTGGCGTTGACCCGGCGCCGCGGGGCAAGACCTCATGGCGGTTTCGGCAGGGACGCAATGCGCGGGACGGTTGCGGAACTGCAACAAAGGGTGCCTGGCACGCGCAGGACAACGTGCAGATCGCCGCCGAGATCGTCAAGCTGGACATGAAGTACAACCCGGACGCCATCTGCATCGACTTCGGCATGGGCACCGGCGTGATCGACATCCTCAAACGCAACACCCGGATCCGGCACAAGCTGCATGAAGTCAAGTTCGGGTCGTCGCCCCACATCAAGGATGGCGAGTTTGCCACCCACGCGGCGGAACTCTGGGGGCAGATGCGAGACTGGCTGCCGGGCGGCATGGTCGAAAAGGATGGCGGGGAGAAGGGTTCGCTGTCCCACCAGCTGACCGACCGGGGCTGGAAGTGGAGCGGGCGGGAGGAAAACAAAAAGATTCTGGAAACCAAAGAAGACCTGCAAAGCCGTGGGGTTAAATCGCCCGACGATGCGGACGCCCTAGCCTGCACCTTTGAAGTCAATCCGCCGCGGCGTGATGACCAGCGGGGTAGCACGTCGCGGGTCGTGGAAGGGGTATCAACCTGGATGGGTGAGTCGTGATATGATGGAAGCACAGGAGATCACGTAATGAGCGGCATCCTTGGCAAACCTTCCATGCCCGCACCCCAGCCGGTGCCGGCAAATCCGATGGCTGATCCGGCAGCGGAGCAGCAGCGTCTTGACGCCGAGCGGGCGGCATTGGCCGAGCGCAAGGGCGCGGGCCGTGCAGGCACTATCGCCGCTGGCGGCGAACTGGCCACGACCATGCAAGCCGAGCGCGGGTTGATGCGTAAGCGCGCGTCTTCGGAGATGCTCGGTTGAGCGAGAAGACGCAGTTCCACATCCAGAAGCTGGGACAACTCCGGTCTGACCGGGCCAACTTCGACACGCAATGGGAAGAAGCGGCGTCGCTGATCATCCCGGCGCACCGCAACTCTTTCCAGGGCCGCGGGTCTGACAACGCCTTCGGCGCACAGGGCCAAAAGAAAACCGAACTGCAATACGACTCGTCCGTTGGTGTTGCCGCGCAACGGTTCGCCAGCGTGATCGAATCACTGGCCACGCCGCAGGCATCCGTGTGGCACCGTCTGGTGCCGGCGGACAAAATGTTGAAACGCAACCGCGCCGTGCGCCTGTTCTTTGATGACCTGAACGAAATCCTGTTCAACCATCGCTATCGCCCCATGGCCAACTTCGTGGGCAACAGCCAGCAGACATACATGGGGCTGGGCACCTACGGTAACGGTTCACTCTACGTGGACAAGCCGGAAGACGGCAGCCGAGGCTTACGCTACCGGAACTTCCACTTGGGCGAAGTCTACTTCGTCGAGAACCACGCCGGCATCGTGGACACGTTCTACCGTTCGTGGTACATGACCGCGCGCCAGATTGCGCAGCAGTTCAACAACGCCGGCGACAAAGTGCCGGAGGCCGTGACCGAGGCCATCAAGAATCCGCAGCAGGCCGAAAAGAAATTTGAAGTCCTGCACTGCGTCTACCCGCGCAACGACTTTGACCCGCGCCGGGTTGACCCGAAGGGGATGCGGTATGCGTCCCTGTATATCTTCGTCCAGAACCAGGATGAAATCCGGGAGTCCGGCTACAACAGCTTCCCGCTGCCGGTGGCCCGCTACACCCAGGTGTCCGGCGAGATTTACGGCCGCGGTCCGGCACAGTGGGTGCTGCCAGCCATCAAAGTGCTGAACGAACAGAAGAAGACTGTGCTGAAGCAGGGCCACCGTGTTGTTGATCCGGTGCTGCTGGCGCATGACGATGGCAACCTCGGCTCTTTTAGCCTGAAGCCCGGCGCACTGAACGCCGGCGGGCTGAACAAAGACGGCAAGCGGATGGTGGACGTACTGCCGACCGGCAACATCGCCGTGGGCGACAAGATGATGCAGATGGAGAAGGATGTCATCAATGACGCCTTCCTGATCACGCTGTTCCAGATTCTGATTGACACGCCGCAAATGACGGCGACCGAAGTGTTGGAGCGGGCGCGGGAGAAGGGGATGTTGATTGCCCCGACCGCTGGCCGCCTGCAAGCCGAGTTCCTTGGCCGTCTGATCGAACGTGAACTTGATCTCCTGTTCCAGCAAGGGCTGGTGCCGGAGATGCCGTCGATCCTGCGCAACACCGAGGCGGCAGAATACTTCATCGAATACGACAGCCCGATGTCGCGGATGCAGCGGTCGGAGAAAGCCGCCGGCTTCATGCGGGCGCTGGACGTGGCCGCGAACTACGCCAAGAACACCGGCGACCCGTCGCCCCTTGATTTCTTCAACTTCGACACCGCCATGCCGGAGATTCTGGACATCCAGGGTGCGCCGACAGCGTGGACCCGTTCGATGCAGGATGTAGAAGCCATGCGTGCGGGCCGCGCGCAGCAGGCGCAAACGCAACAGATGATTGAAGCCGCCCCCGCCGTCGCCGGCCTGATGAAGTCAGCACCCGCTGCTTGATAAAACTTAACCTTGGATGCGGCAGCAAGAAGCTGCCCGGCTTCGTCAACGTCGATGCCCAGCCAATGGAAGACCCGGACGTTGTTGTCCGGCTGGACACCGACCGCTGGCCGTGGGATGACAACTCCGTCGAAGCCGTAGAGGCATCGCACGTCATTGAGCACATCGCACCGGTCGAGCCGTTCTTCCACTTCATGCGGGAGCTGCACCGCGTCTGCGTGGACGGTGCCCGCGTCCACATCACGCTGCCGCACCCGAGCCACGACATTTTCCTGCAAGACCCGACCCACCAGCACGCCATCCTGCCCGGCACGCTGGCGATGTTTTCCAAGAAGTACGCCGAGATGCTGGCCAAGCACGGGCACCAGTTGACACCGTTCTGGAAATACTTTAATATAGACTTTGATATGGGGCCGGTGCGATACACGTTTGACCCGGCCGTGGACGGCAGCGACCCGGACTTGGAATACAAAGCCCGGCATTGCCGCAACATCATCAAGGAGTGGGAAACAACCATGGTCGTATGCAAGTCCTGACCGATTGGTGGGAGCAGGTGCGGCGAGTGTTGATGCGCCGCCGCCACGCTTACAACGTCACGTTCCGTTCGCCGCTGGGGGAAGAAGTGCTGCGCGACCTGGCGCGGTTCTGCCGCGCGCATGAATCCACGTTCCATCTGGACGACCGCGCGCACGCCATGGCGGAAGGGCGTCGTGAAGTGTGGCTGCGGGTGCAGAACCATCTGAACCTGACGCCTGACGAACTGTGGCAACTTTACTCTGGACGACCGAGCGGAGACACGAATGTATCGTGACGGCAAAATGATTGGCGACGGGCTGCCGATGAACTTCGTGCTGAACCACGGCGCGCTGGGTGACGTGATCTGTTCGCTGCCGGCGGTGATCGCCGGGCGCAAGGCGGACCCGTTTTCCGTCATTCGCGTGTGGGGGCCGTCATGGCAGCACGAACTGCTCGAGCACTTGCTGAAGCCCTACGGCGAATTTGAGATCCGCAATTTTGAAGACTTCCCCAAGACCAAGGCCGAGCGGGAAGAACGCAATCTTGGCCACACGGCGCTGAACCAGATGCCGTTCAACACGCACACGCGCAACCGTGTCCACATGGTTGATTACGCTTTCGGCTGCCTGCTGGACGCGCGCCCGGAAGGGTTGCTGGAGCGCAGCTATCCGACAAAGGCGCCGCTAGGGCCGCGCCGGTTTGACGAGCCGTACGTTGTCTTCCCGGTTGGCAGCACGTCAGAAAACAAACTGTTCCGCGCCAGCGTTATGGCGCCGATCATCAAATGGGTCAATGAGCAAGGCTACGTGCCTGTGCTGGTCGGCACCAAGACCAGCCACACCAAGGCCGAAGCTGGCGGGGTGTTGACGCCGATCACGATCATTGACGAAGTTGACAGACTGCCGCCGTCTTTGCGGATAGAGTGCGTTGACCTGCGGGAGAAGACGACGCTACTGGAATTGCGTGACCTGCTGGGCCATGCGGACGCGGTGGTCGGCGTTGATGGCGGCACCCTGCACCTGGCCGGGACTACCGACACCAACATCATCTACGCCATGGGGGCGACGATCCCGCAGCATCGGTTCATCGCCCGCAACGGCGATCCGAGTTACAAGATTCGTTACGTCGGCCCGCGCGACTTGGAGTGTACCGGCTGCCAGTCAAAGTGGCGCATGAGCAGACACGATTTCCGGAATTGTCCGTATGGCGATTCCAAGTGCATGGAGCAGCTACACTGTGACGACTTTATCAATGGACTGAAGGAGCTTGGACTATGACTGACCCGAACCCCGCACCCGCCCCGAATCCTGCACCGGCGCCCGCGCCTGACCCCGCCGCTGCCGCCCCGTGGCACGGCATCACCGACACGGACGCCGCGGCCTACGTCGCCAACAAAGGTTGGCAAAGCCCGCAGGACGTCATCAAGTCCTACCAGGGCGTGGAGAAGCTGATCGGGCGTGACCCGTCCACGCTGATCCCCATCCCGCGTCTGGATGATCCGGAAGGTGTCAAGTCCGTGTTCCAGAAGCTGGGCCTGCCTGAGTCGCCGGACAAGTACGACATGACCGTTGGCTTGCCCAAAGGCACCAAAGCGGACGAAGGCTTTGCCAAGACCATGCAGAGCATCCTGCACAAGTCAAACGTGACGGACAGCCAGGCCAAGACGCTGGTGGCGGAATGGAACACCATGCAGACGGCGGCGCGGGAGCAGGCGGCCAAGGACTACGAACTGAACGTCCAAGCCGACAAGCAATCCCTGCTGGACGAATGGAAGGGCGGGCATGACCGAATGATGAACCGGGCCAAGACCGCCGCCACGACTCTGGGCTTCACGCCGGAACTGATTGACGCCATCGAAAAGTCGGTTGGCTACGCCGGCACCTACAAGTTGCTGGCCGAGATCGGCGGCAAGCTGGGTGAAGACACGCTGGTGACGCCGAACAAGAACACCGACTTTGGCAACACCCTGACTCCGGACGAAGCCAAGTCCCAGCTGGCAACCGCGCGCAGCGACCCGAATCATATTGCTGCGCTGCGGGACAAGAGTCACCCCGGCCACAAGATGGCCCAGGAAAAGGAAAACAAGCTGTTCAAGATCATGTACCCGGACGGTAAATGATGGACGAACGCGAAATCAAACTGCGCTGCATCGAAGCCGCCGCCAAAACCCCCACGGTCCACCTGAAAGGGCAGGCCGAGGGAGTGGTGGAAATCGCAAGTGCTTGGTTTAATTGGATTATTTCTTCACCGAAAGGGGAAGTGGCCAAAACCTTGGGGTTGCCGGGCAAGAAATAATGCAAACAGCCGAGCAAAAACGCGAATATCAGCGAAAATGGATGGCGGTTTATCGGGAAAAGAACAAAGCAAAGCCTTTGACCGAAGCCCAGCGGAAAGCAGCGAAAGAACGCAGCCGTCGTTGGCGTGCCCGTAATCCCGGCAAGCACACGCCTTACGACCCGACCCATCGGATGCGCCGCCCGTGGTGCCGTAATCTCGGTGTCCGGCAAGCTCATGCCAAGAAAATGGGTATCCCTTTTACGTTAAAAGTCAAAGACGTAGAATCTATTTGGACAGGAAAGTGTGCTGTTACCGGTTTGCCTTTTGAACTGGTGAACCCGACGGCCAAGCGCGGCCCGCGCCCGTTTTCTCCAAGTCTTGACCGCATCAAACCGGAACTTGGCTACGTGCCGGGTAATGTTCGGTTTGTGCTGAATTGCGTAAACGCTTTCCGTGGCACGATGTCCGACGACCAAATGAGAACAGTTGCGGAAAGGATTTTGAAGCCAGTGTGATACACTTGTTGTATGGAGGTCTGCGCGGACAAGGTGAAAACCCCCGCAATGCAGAAGTCCGAATGGCCCCCGAAATTTGGGACAAGCCGGCTGCCCAGCCAGATAGGGCAAACCCAGTTTGTTTTAAACCTTAATTTCGGAGAGTACCATGCCTGATTCCATAACAGTGGCTAGCGTCCAACAATATCGTTCCAATGTTGAGATGCTGCTGCAACAAACCGATTCCCGCCTGGCCGGTGCCGTCACCGTCGGCAGTTACGTTGGCAAAGCTGCCAGCACTGTCGAACAGTTCGGTTCCGCCACGGCCGTCCAGCGCACCAGCCGTCACGCTGACACCCCGCTGCTGGACCTCTCGCAAGACAAGCGTTGGGTCTTCCCGACCGACTACGAATGGGCTTCGCTGATCGACAAGCAAGATCAGCTGCGCGCAATCGTTGAACTGACCAGCCCGTACGCCATGGCAGGTGCTGCCGCAATGAACCGCGTCAAGGATGACATCATCCTGGCCGCGATCTTCGGCACCAACTACACCGGCGAAAACGGCACGACCGCTGAAACCTTCGGTACGGTCGGCTCCGGCACCTACGACGTGGGCGTCAACACGGGCGGCACCGCTTCGGCGCTGAACGTAGCCAAGCTGCAGTCGGGCATCCAGAAGTTGATGCTGGCGAACAAGGGCGAACTGAACGAGTCCGTCTACGGCGCCATCTCCAGCTACGAGCATGACGCGCTGCTGAAGGAAATGCAAGTCGTCAACAAGGACTACGGCAACAGCGCAGTTCTGGTCGATGGCAAGGTCAAGCGTTTCATGGGCGTGGACTTCATCATCACCGAGCGCCTGACGGTCACGTCCGGCAACCGCTTGATCCCGCTGTGGCTCAAGTCTGGTATGCACCTTGGCATGTGGGACGAAGTTCGGGCTGAGATTGGCCCGCGCGCGGACAAGGGTTACGCGACCCAAGTCTACCTCGCCATGACCCTCGGCGCAACCCGCACGCAGCTGGGCAAGCAAATTCGCATCTCGTGCGACGACCAGATCTAAGGAGAAGCTGACATGGCACTCGTATCAAGTTCGCAAGTTGTTACCGACCAGTCGGCAACCCCGGCGGTCAAGACCAACCAGCTGGAAAAGGGCGGTATCGTCCGCTCGGCGCAAGGCTACCTAGCCGCTGCGTCGTTCACCGGCGGCACCGCTGGTCAGTGGTACACGTTCGTTCGCCTCCCGGCGCGCGCCCGTGTTACCGGCATCTACCTGACCGGCGCAACGACCACCAGCGGTGCTGTGAAGTGCGGCCTGTATCGCCCCGATGGCATCGCCATTGACGACGACGTGTTTGCCACGCTTTACAACATGGCGGCCGAGAAGGATCGCACCCAGATCGACACGGTGCAGACCAGCTTGGAGCGTTCGCAAGACTTGGCCACGGCTTACGCCACGGCTATCGGCACTGCCGGCGCGACGGCCGATGTTGAGTTCGACATCGCCATTACGGTGGTCACGGCGCTGGGTGCTGGTGTTGCGCACCTGCTGGAAGTGGACTACGTTCTGCCGGAATAACGGCGACTGACCTCGGGGGCTTCGGCCCTCGGGGTTCCTTTTTCGGGAGAAGCACATGGCAGTAGCCTCTGTTCAAGTCACCGGCACCAACGGCCCGCATGTCAACGGCGACGACGTTACATTTGACATCACCGGCGGCACGCTGGACAACTCCAGTGTTTGCCAGTTCAACTGGGATGACGCAGTATTCGTTGGCCAAGAAGGCAAGCAACGCCTGTTGTCGCATCTGAAAATCATTCACGACCGTATTTCAACCGCCAAGCTGTGGCCCATCACGGCTGCGTCGTAAGGAGCCGTCATGCAACTACTGCGTAAGCGCAGTTCGATCCTTGTTCCGTGCGTTGCCGGCGCCTACGCCGCTGGCGACGAAGTGAGCAGCAGTCAAACGGCGGGGTCTGTTGTCCGGGCCACGTTCGACATGAGCGGATTCACCCGCGGGCGCATTTATTCCGCGGCGATTGATCTGACGGCAGCGTCCAGTGATGTCGTTATTACGGCCAGTGATTTTGAAATACTGTTGTTCCGGACGCCGGACGCGCCCGCCGCTGTGGGTGACAATGTTACGCATCCGATTGCTGCGGAGACTCGCGCTAAAGCTGTTGCGGCGTTTCGCTTTGACGACACCGGTTGGACCGGACCGCTTGGTACCGTTGCGGCCGGCACGTCGCAGCACCAGGCCGTCATGGCGCATCTGGTGCAACCGCTGGCAACAAACGTGCTCCAAGCCCCGTGGCCCAACGGTTTCCACTTCAACTTTGAAGGTCAGACCTTGGCACAGCGGGAATTTACCGTTGTCCTGCGCGCACTCGCTGCTTGGACACCGCTGGCAGTCAACAACACCTTCGGGATCACGTTAGAGCTGGAAGCGGAGTAAGCCGTGGCGATCAGCAATGTCGCCATTGCAAACCGCGCCTTGCAAAAGCTGGGCGCGAAACGCATCTCCAGTCTGGACCAGGACACGCCGAACGCGCGCAGCATGAACGCCGCGTTTGAACGGGTGCGGGATGCAGAACTGCGCCGCTACGACTGGTCATTCGCTATCAAGCGTGACTCAATCGCCGCCGATGGCGACGACCCGGTGTGGGGCGACTACAATCGTTACAGCCTGCCCAACGACTTTATCCGCCTGCTGCGGGATGACGAGTCGGGCGCGGCAGTTGATTGGAAGATCGAAGGCATCTACATTCTCAGCAAAGACGCCGCCCCGCTGGAAATCAAATACATCGCCCGCATCGAAGACCCGAACTACTACGACCCGCTGTTCGTGGAAGCCTTCGCTGGCCGCCTGGCGCTGGAGTGCGCCAAGGAAATCACGGACAGCACTTCGGACAAGGAAAGTGTTAAAGACGACTACAAGGCTGACATCGCAGAAGCCCGCCGCGTAGGGGCGATTGAGAAAGCCGCACAGGAGTTCCCGGAAGACCCGTGGCTGGCAGCCAGGTACTGACATGGCCCGTGCCAGCCTGATCCAGAATACCTGTAACGCGGGCGAACTCAGCCCTCTTTTGCTTGGCCGGCAAGACATCGCCAAGTACAAGAACGGGCTGCAGGTCTGCAAGAACGCCATCCCATTGACGCAGGGCGCGTGGACCCGCCGCCCCGGCACTGTCTATCAGCAGCAGGCGCGGCACCACGACAAAGCCTGCCGACTGTTCCCGTTTCAGTTTTCCGTCACGCAAACCTACGTGCTGGAATTTGGCGAGTATTACATCCGGTTCTTCACCGGCAACGCCCCGCTGACCCTGACCGGCCAGAACATCACTGGCATCACGCAGGCGGCGACCGCAGTTGTCACCTACTCCGGCAGCGACACCTACGCCAATGGCGACCGGGTTTACATCACCGGTGTTGTCGGCATGACGCAGGTGAACCGCCGCGAGTTCGTTGTCACCAACGTCAACACCGGTGCCAACACGTTTGAACTTTACAACAGCGACGGCACCGCCGTCAACAGCACTGGCTACGGCGCGTGGTCGTCCGGCGGCACGGTGGCGGAAATCTATCAGGTCACGACCACCTACGCGGAAGCCGATCTGGCAGACATCCGGATTGTGCAGTCCGCTGACACGCTCTACATTCTGCATCCGGACTTCCCGCCGGCGACCCTGACCCGCGTGTCTGCCACGTCCTGGACGCTGGCCGACATCACGTTTCTGGACGGCCCGTATGAATCCACGAACACGACTACCACGACACTGACGCCGGACGCTGCCACCAATGGCATCGCAATCGCTATCAGCAACGCGGCCAACAACGGCTCCGGCTTAATCCGCATCACGGCTGCCGGCCATGGTCTGTTGACTGGCGACGGCACTGAAATACAAGGCGTGGTTGGCACAACTGAAGCCAACACACACTGGATCGTCACGCGGATTGACGCCAACAACTTCGATCTGCAAGGTTCCACGTTCACCAACGCCTACGTCAGCGGCGGCACTTCGACGCGGCATCCGTTCATTACGGCCAGCGCCGTCACCGGTATCAACGGCGGGCAGGGCTTTCTGAGCACCGATGTGGGCCGGTTGATCCGCATCCGGGAAGGTTCCACTTGGGGTTATGTCGAAATCGTCCACGTCGTTTCAACCACAGTAGTCATTGCGCACGTCTACAACACCCTGTCAGACACCACATCAAAGGTTGACTGGCGGATGGGCCTGTGGTCTGACACCACGGGCTTCCCGACCTGCGCCACGTTCCATGAAGACCGGCTGTTCTTCGCGGGCGCGGCTACGTCCCCGCAGCGCATCGACGGTTCTAAAACCGGGCTTTACACAAACTTTGCCCCGTCCGATACCGCCGGCGTGGTGGCCGACGACAACGCCGTGTCGTTCACCCTGAACGCGGACGACGTGAACGCGGTGAAGTGGCTGGCCACCAACGAAAAGGGCTTGCTGGTCGGCACCACCCGCGGCGAATGGCAGGTGAAGCCGTCGGCCTTAAACGAGGCCATCACGCCGACCAACATCACAGGCAAGCCTTCAACGCGCCATGGCAGCGCCGATGTGGCGCCGGTGACGGCCGGCAACGCCGTGCTATTCGTCCAGCGCGCGGGTCGCAAGCTGCGCGAATTTGCCTACGTGTTTGAAGTCGATGGCTTCAAAGCCCCCGACATGACGCTGCTGGCCGAGCACATCACCCGCCCAAGTATCACCGAACTGGCCTACCAGACCCAGCCGCAGGCCATCGTCTGGGGTGTCCGTTCGGACGGCGTGCTGCTGGGGTTCACCTACGAGCGGGATCAAGACGTGGTGGCCTGGCACCGGCATGAACTGGGCGGCTACAGCAACGCCGGCGGCACCGCCATTCCGGAAGTCGAATCCGTGGCCGTGGTGCCAAACCCGTCTGCCAGCCGTGACGAACTCTACATGGTGGTCAAGCGTTACATCAACGGCAGCACCAAACGCTACATCGAATACATGAGTAAAATCTGGGAATACGGCGACGAGCAAGTCAACGCCTTCCACCTGGACTGCGGCTACACCATCACCAACGGTTCGCCCAGCAGCACCGTGACGGGCCTGTGGCATCTGGAAGGGCAGAGTGTCACTCCCTACGTGGACGGGGCCAAGCACCCGGACGTAACCGTCACCAACGGCACCATCACTCTGAACCACACCGCCACGGTCGTCACGCTGGGCTACGCCTATAACAGCGACGGGCAGATCATGCCGATCGAAGGCGGGTCGCAGGACGGCACCGCGCAGGGCAAGATTAAGCGAATCCATAGCGTGGGCTTTTGGCTGATGGATACATTGGGCTTGAAGTTTGGTCCGGATTCTGATAACCTAAATGAGATCCTCGCTACCAAGTGGGGGCAAGACTTTGGCGAGGCGACCGCGCTTGTGACTGACGTTATCAGCGAACGGATGGAAGACGACTACAACAAACGCGGGCAAGTCTACTGGCGGGCTGACGGCCCGTTCCCGGCAACCGTGCTGGCGATCATGCCCAAGGTCAATGTCTCAGACTAGACAAGTGGTGCCGTTCCGCCGCTGGCACATTGCGTGGCTGGTGGGGGCGGGGAAACCGGAAAGCGGTTTCATGCCATTGGATGTGGAAACGCTGATGGCGCTGGAGAAACAGAACAGTTGGACGGCGGTGATTGACGGGTCGCCAGTGGCGTGCGGCGGGACGATCCAGCACTGGCCGGGGCGGCACCAAGGGTGGATGTATCTGAACAAGGCCAGCGGGAAGCACATGCGCTGGTTGACTTCTATGGTGTTCAATAAATTGAACAAGATAGACGGGCGGTTGGAGATCAGTGTTCGGTGCGATTTTGCACTCGGGCACAAGTGGGCGAAGATGCTGGGGTTCCGGGTGGAGACTGAGCGGATGGAACGCTTTGGCCCGGAGGGGGAAGACCACACGGGGTACGTGAGGATTACGGGGTAGAAAAATGGCAGCGGCAATTCCTTTCATCCAAGCGGGCGCGGCGGTTGTCGGCGCCATCAATGCCATCCAGCAAGGGCGGGCAGCCAAGGCGGCGTCCGAATTCAATGCGACCATCGGGATGCAAAACGCCGAGATCGCTCGGTCTGACGCGGCTGGCCAAGCCACCCAGATTGAACGCGAGAACGCACTGCGACTTGGCGCCATCCGAGCGGCACAGGGCAAGTCTGGTGGCGCGGCCGACTCCGGCTCGGTGCTGGACGTGCTGGGCGACCAGGCGGCACAGGGCGAATTGGAGCGGCAATACGCCGTGTATCAGGGGGAGCAGCGGGCGCGCGGATTCACCAATACCGCCAATCTGGACAGAACTAGTGGCCGTGCGGCGCAAACGGCAGGCTACATGAAGGCCGGCGCAGAACTGCTTGGCGGCGGCGCAAAAGCCTACGAATCGTATAATCGACTGAACAGGGCTGGATAACATGCCAAGACTGCCTACTCGTAGCGCCGACATCCAGCCGGGTGCGATCTCCGGCGGGCGGCGCGCTGGCCCGGAAGACACCGGCGTCGTTGACCTGCAGCCCGCCGTCCGTGCCGTTCAAGGCGCTGCCGAGGGCGTGCTGCAAGGCCGGGAAGAAGACGAATCCCGCAAGGTGCTGGTGCAGCAAGCCGAAATCCGCGCCAAGTACGCCAAGCGACTGGACGAAGCGGCGACCTCCGGCGAAGAACTCGGCAAGATCCGGGAAGAACTGGACGCCGACTTGTCCAAAGTCAGCGAGAATCTGCAGACCCGCAAGGGGCTGGAGACTGCACAGATGCACGCCGCCAACACGGGGGCGGTATTTGACAACCAGGCCAACAATATTGCGGTTACGCGCGCAACGCTGGAAGCGCGGGTGGAGGGTGCCAAGTTCCTGAACAGCACCGGCGCTATTCTGTCATCCAATCCGGGCTACCTGCCGCAAGCCGAGCAGGACGTGGACGCTTTCGTGGCCACGCTGGCCCGTGTGCCGCCGGAGAAGCGGGCTGCCATTGCGGCTGATCTCAAGAACAACCTGAACGTGGCGGCGGCCATGCGGCAGGCACAGATTGACCCGGACGGCACCATCGCTGCGGTCAAGGGCGGGCAGTACAATCTGGACCCGACGCAGCGGCTGCAGATCGAACGGGAAGCCGAGCGCGAGAAACGCGCAAAAGAAGCTGATGCTGAACGGGCACGGCTGGTCGCTGACCGAGAAGAAGCCAAGAAGGTGGATATGGCGCGCGGACAGATGCTGGACGGTATCATCAAGGGCAGTGTACGCTGGCCAGACATCCGCGACAATCCCGCTTTTGCTGGCCCGCAGGGCGCGAACGCCAAGAAAGAGTTGTTCCTGATGATGGAAGCCCGGAACAAAGAGATGGCGTCCGGCGAGAAGCGGTCGAACCCGGTTGTGGAGCGCAATCTGTGGATGGCGATTCACGCACCGGATGGCGACCCGCGCAAGATTTACAACGCCACGCCAATCTTTGAAGCGGTGCAACGTGGCGACATCAACACCGCCACGGCGAATCAGTTGAACGCGCTGGTGGCCAATCAGAAGGACGAGAACAACCGCACCATCGGTAGCCACATGAACGGCCTGATGGCAGTGGTCGGGCGTTCGCTGTCGCAAGACCCGCGCTACATCGGCCAGCCGGGGATTGTGGCCGAGATCCAGATGGACTACCAAGACCGCGTGAGCAAGCGGGTGGCGGCGCTGCGGGAAGCCAAGCGTGACCCGATGGAAGCGTTCAACCCGGCCAGCAAAGATTTTGTTGGTTCGCGTGAGTTCATCCAAGGTTCGATTGACCGGGTGAAAGGGAACGCGGCAGCCGTGCTCCCCCGTGCTGGCGCCATTCTAGAATTCGGCGGCAAAAAATGGGAGTTCAAAGGCGGCGACCCGGCAGTCCAATCCAACTACAAAGAAGTTAAATAATGGCCGGCCCTTGGGAGCAATTTCAGCAGACCGCGCCAGCCGCAGGCCCGTGGACTATGTTCAGCCCGCCGGCTGTCAACGTGCCGGACCAGAAACGCGCCAAAGACATCGGTGACGCGGTAATCGCCGGGCTGCAAAACAGCGCCACCGGCCTTGCTTTGCGTGGCGAACTGCCGAGTCAGCAACTGGGTGAAGACGCGCCGTGGTATCAGCGCCTGGCCGCAGGTGCCGCCGGCGTTGCCGCTGACCTGCCGCTGTCGATTGCGGCTGCAGTTCCGGCGGCCGCCGGCGGCCCGATTGCCGCGGGCGCTGCGGGTTTCGCTGCTCCGATGGCGCTGCGGGATGCACTGATTGAAGCCTACTCCAACAACCATGCCGCGTCCTGGGGTGGGGTTTGGGACATTGCCAAAGCGGCGATGGCTGGTGGCACCAAAGGCGCGGTCATCGGCGCTGCCACCATGGGTGCCGGGCGCGTGGTGGGTGCGGCGTTGCCAGCCGCAACCGGCGCAGCGACCAAAGGTGCGGCAGTCTTCGGCACCGAACTGGCAACCCTGACTACGACTTCCGCTGCTCTTGAAGGCCGGATGCCGACCGCCATGGACTTCATGGACAACGCCCTGCTGTTGGGTGGCATGAAGGGTGCAGTGAAGGTGGCGGGTGGTTTACGTTCAATCTACGCGCAGACTGGCCGCACACCTGACATGGTGGTTGGGGACGCGGCGAAGAACCCTGAAATCAAGGCTGCGCTGGAGAAAGGCGAAACGCCGGCAGCCTACGAGCCAGTAGCGTTGCAAGAACGCATCAAGGCTGCCATCGACGCCGACCCGCGCCCGGATATGCTGCGTGAGGCGCTGAACGCTGACCCGCTGACGAATGTGCCGAAGCTGAATGGCGAGCGCCTGACAGACCCGGTGAAGTACGAATACATCACGGACAGCGCAACCGCCAAGGGCGTGCTGCGCGGCGTCACGGAACTCTACCAAAACGAGATTCAGACGCAGACCCGTGGCGTGGTGCCGAACAAACAGACCGCCACGGAGGCGCTGCAAGCCATTGCTGGCGGCAAAGTCAGCGACCGGGTGATCGGTGAAGCCGGCAACGCGGCGGAAATCTACGCCCGCGCGCACCTGCTGAAAGGTGCGACGAATCACGCCATGCAGGAACTGGCGAAGATCAAAGACCTGACGCCTGCCGAACTGACACCGCAAGCCAAACTGACTGCCCTTGCCGCCATTGAGCGCGTGGGTATGCTGAAGGCTGAACTGGAAGGTGTGGGTGCCGAAGCCGGCCGCGCACTCCAGATTCTGCGCAGCATCAAATACGACTCTGCCTTGCTGGGCGAAGCCAACACCCTGCTGGCCGCTGCCGAGCGCAAGGGCAGCCTGCAAGACGTAGCAAAACTCATGTCGCAGCTGAAAGACCCGGCGCAGCAAGCCGAGTTTGCCAGCCTGTATTCCAAGGCCACGACCACTGAGAAAATGATCGAAGCGTGGAAAGCGGGCATCCTGTCCGGCCCGCAGACCCATCTGGCCAACATCATGGGCAACATGACCAAGTGGGCCATCGAACTGCCGGAGAACATTCTGGCCGCAACGATCACCGCTGGCCAACGCGCAGCCAAAGGCGATCCGCTGACCATGGCGCAGTTCAAAGCCCGCGCCCTGTCGTCCATCATCGGCCTGCAACTCGGCACCGCAGACGCCCTCAAAGTGGCCGGCGAAGCCCTGCGCAGTGACACGCTGAGTCTGGACAAGGGTGATATTTATCGCCCGGCCATCGAAGGCAAAAAGGGCGAGATCATTCGCACCCCGTTCCGCCTGCTGCAAGCGCAGGACGCGCTGTTCCGTATCCCTGCCGAACGGGCAAAAGCCTACGAACTGGCAGTTGATCGGGTGGTCAAAGAAGGGCTGCACCCGGACACGATGGAGGCGAAAGCCAAGATCACCGAATACCTGAACAACCCGACTGCCGGACTGACACCCACTGCGGGTCAGAAAGTGCTGGACACGATTGCACAGACCGGCGCTGAAGCCGTATTCTCGCAGCGAGTCGGCCCGCGCCTGGAGATGGTGCAGCAAGCTATGGCGGGCCATTGGAGCCAATTCGTCATCCCGTTCGTTCGCACACCGGCCAACTTGGTTTCGTGGGCTGTGCAGCACACGCCGGGCCTGAACATCCTGTCCGCCCGCTGGCGCGCAGACTTTGCCGCTGGCGGCGAATCCCAAGCCAAAGCTATTGCCCGCGTCACCATCGGCACAGGCATTGCCATGACGGCGTTTGCCATGTCCGAAGACGGTATCCTGACCGGCGGCGGGTTGTTCGACAAGGAGCAGGGCGGGGCGAAACGTGCCGCCGGCTGGCAGCCCTACAGCGTGCAGATCAACGGCAAGTTCTACAGCTTCCAGCGCATTGAACCGGTGGCCAAGGTCATGGGCATTGCCGGCGACTTGGTGGACATGATCAAGGCCAGCAAGGACGAAGAAGACAAGGCCAAGATGTTGTCGATGCTGGTGCTGATGTTCGGCAACGCTACGATCAGCACGACCTACTTGTCAGGCTTGGCCGGTGCGGTCAACGCCATGGTAGACCCGGTGCGCTACGGAGACCAGTTCTTGGAAGGCTACGCCACGTCGCTGATCCCGAAAATCGTCGGACAGACAACCACCTTGGCTGACCCGTACAAGCGGGAAGTGGACGGCGTGATGGACGCGATTCAGTCGCAACTGCCCTACTTCCGCGAGAAGCTGATGCCGAAGCGGGACGCATGGGGCCAGCCGTCCGCCAACGACAAGTGGTTTGCTGTCATGCCGGTGGCGACCAGCGAAGTCAGCAAGGACAAAGTTAAAACCGAAGCCGTGCGGCTGGAGATTGCCATGTCGCCGGCGCCGAAGTTCCTGATCGAGAAAGGCCCGTTCAAGCCAAAGGACAAACGCATCGAACTGACCGCCGAGCAGCGCGACGTGTTTGCACAGGTGTCCGGCAAGAACGCCATGGAGATTCTGGCGCCAATCGTCAACGCCACGGACTGGGAGCGCATCCCGGACTTTGCCAAGGCGGAAGTCTACAAGCGCGTCATCGAAGGCACTCGCCGCCAAGGGCAATATGCCGCCCTGCCGCCGGATGCAGCAGAACGTGACAAAGTGCGGCAGAAGATCGTGGACACCATCGTCAAGCAGACAGAGGCAGTTGCCCCTGAGAAACGAATCAAGGCTGAAAAATGATACTCGACCTTGGCAATGGCAGGGAGTTGCAGCTGCCGGATGACACGTCAGACGAAACCGCGCGCCAACTCGGGCGGCTGATCCTGGTGCTGGAAGACCGCGCCATTGCTGCCGAGCGCACGGCCGCTGACTTGCAGTTGCAGATTGACGAACTCCGGCGGGAAGTCCGCAAACCGGTCGAAGTCGATCAAGAGGATGACGACGAAGATGACGCGCCAGAGGATGCTGCGCTGGTGGCGGCTATTGAGAAGTTGGAAGACTCACTGGCGAAGCGCATGGACAAGATGATTCAGGCCGCTTTGGCCGACCGCGTGATGGTGCCGGATGAACTCGGCACCATGCGTTCCAGAACCGTATTACGTTAATCGGAGACAGCAATGCCCACCGCATCATTCGTAAAAATCAACGCGGCGATCGAGCCGCTGTTTGAAGCCGTCAACGCTGGCTCCGACACTTGGGCCATCGCTTTGTCGGCCAGCGCACCAGCCAACGCCACGTTCACGCCGGGCACGACCGACTTGGCCACCGGGGGCGGCTACACGCAGGGCGGCAACTCTGCCACGGTGTCCAGCGCCACGCAATCCGCCGGCACCTACAAGCTGGTGCTAAATTCCCCGACCGCATGGACCGCCACTGGCGGTGGCTTCACCTTCCGCTACGCTCTGCTGGTCAACAGCACGAACAACAACGTCATTGGCTACTGGGACTACGGCAGCAGCCAAGTGGTCGCAGCGGGCGAGACAGTCACCGTAACGCTTGACGGCACCAACGGCGTGTTCCAGGCGACCTAAGATGAAACACACCCATTCGCAGCGGCTGGAAAACTGGCTCGGCACTGAACAAACCGAGCGCCTGTCACAAAGTATGCGCAACTGGTATGGCCCGCCTATTGCCATCGCCAACGTGCCGGGGCGCGTCTATGCCATGCGCGGCGGTGACTTTTGTGGCCCGATCCGTGGCGGCTACATGGACAACCTGGCCGACTTCGCCGTGCAGCGCACGCGCCGCGTCCTGCGCCAGTTTGCCAAGAAACAACACGGCACCTTCCACGCCGGGTTTTCTTCACTGTCCGACCTGATCAGCGAGGCCACCACGGGCGGCAAGTCGCAGATGCTGCCCTTCGTCAAAGCAGGTGTGGCGGGGGTTGCTGCGCGGTCAAATACTTTATGGACGGTTGGCGCAACGCCAGTGGCGGGCGCGGCAGGCGGCACGACCGGCACCGGCGCTGCTCGGACGCGCACCACGCAGGGCGCCCTCGGCCAAGCCAACGCCGCCGGTGGCGATCAACTGCACATTACCACCATCACCGCGCAAGCCTCTGTGGCGGGTCAGATACTGTTGCTCTACGACCGCCTCTGGGACATGACGCACACGATGACGGTTGACCCGCGTTCGTGCGACGCAGCCAACGTGCCGACCCGCTACCAGACCGCAACGACCGCACCCGGTAACTTCTTCAGTGGCGAAGTGACCACGGTGCTGCCGGCAGCTACCCCGACCATCACGCTGGATTACGTGGACGACGCTGGCAACAACACGACCGGCGCGGCCCTGTCCACCATCGCCTCTGCCGCGGCTGTTGGTACCGTGCCCTTTACGGCACCCAACTGGTTCTACCCGCTGGCCTCTGGCGACACGGGCATCCGGTCGCTGCAGAACAGCGCCAACGCCATCAACCTGTCGGCAGCCATGGCCTCTGGTGTGGTGACGTGGTTCATTGGCCACCCGCTGACCTTTGTGCCGATGCCTGCTGCCAACACCCCGGTCATCATCGACGGCATCAACAGTGCGTTCAATCTGGAGCGCGTCTATGATGACGCCTGCCTAGCGTTCATGGAAGTGGCCAAGTCGGCCACGACTGCGACCAACTGGTGGGGCGCTATAAAGATGGTCAGCGGCTGACATGAAAGTCAGCAACTACGTCTACCGGACCGGGGGTCGAGCGGGCTTCCCCGGCACTGGTAACGAAAGTTGGCAGTGGCAGCCGACCCTCACGGCGCACGACCCCAGCCCGCCGATCACGCTGGAAAGCCCAGCCGGTGGCGCGTACACGCTGACGGCGCAGCACGGCACGTTCAGCCTCTCCGGACAATCCGTAACCGTCACGCGCAACCGGGCACTGACGGCCAGCAACGGCACGTTTGCTTTGTCTGGGCAAACCGCCGACATCACGTACACGCCCGCGGCTGTCAACTACGACATCACGGCGCAGCACGGCACGTTCAGTCTGAGTGGGCAGTCGGTCACGATCAATCGCAACCGGGCGCTGTCTTCGACCCACGGAACCTTTAGCCTTTCAGGGCAAAGCGTCACGCTGCTGCGGAGCAAACTGCTCACCGCCAACAATGGCACGTTCAGCCTGTCTGGGCAGAACGCTACGCTGGCTCGCAACCGCGCGCTGTCACCTTCGCACGGCAGCTTCACGCTGGCCGGGCAGGACATCGACATCACGTACACGCCGGTCACGGTCGGCTACGAACTGGCGGCCGAGCACGGCACGTTCAGCGTGGTTGGCCAGGGGGCGGAATTCCGCATCACCCGGCTACCGCCGCCCATCTCGTATTGGGATGTGACAGCAATGCCGGTGCAGACGCCAACCAAGAAAAAGCAACGGAAACAAGAACTTGAAACAATGTTCCTGCTCTTAGGGTAAACTGGAATATGACCACTAAAACTTGCTCTGCTTGCAAACAAGAAAAGACTCTTACCGAGTTTGGTGTCCGAAGGGCATCAAAGGATGGCCGAAGTCCCGTATGCAAGCCGTGCAACAATGAAAAAAGCAAAGATTGGCGGAGTAAAAACCCAGGAGGCAATACGGAGTCGGTGAAGCAATGGAAATTGCGCAATCCGGATAAAGTAAAAGGTTATGCAGCAAAGCGGCGGCAAGATCGACCAGAGGTCGCAGCAGTTGTGTGGCGTAAGCATAGATACGGAATTATTGAATCACAGTATCAAGCGATGCTCATTGCGCAAGGAAACAGTTGTGCTATCTGCAAGATGCCGTTTAACCACACAGGGCCGCGGTTTGAAAAGCCGCAAGTAGATCATTGTCACGCTTCTGGAAAAGTTCGTGGGCTGTTGTGTACCGAATGTAACCAAGGATTGGGGCGTTTCAAAGACAACGCCGAAGCACTTACGGCAGCCATTGAGTATTTAAGGAGATCATCTTGACAGTATCAAGCACGACCAATCGAAAAACATTTGCCGGCAATGGCGTGACGACCAGCTTCGCCACGTCGCCAGTGGTCTTCTTTGACACCAGTGACCTTGTGCTCACGGTTGTCACGGACTCGACTGGCGCGTCTGAAACACTGATGGAGAATACGGATTACACCGTAACTGGCGGTGCTGGCACGACTGGCACGGTCAGCCTGGCGGGCGGCTCCAGCCCCTACGGCGCACCGGCATCCGGCACCACGCTGGTCATCCGCCGTGTATTGCCGCTGACGCAAGACGACGATTTTCTGAACAACGACATCAACGACGCGGAAGTGTTGGAAGACCGGCTGGATCGGTTGACCATGATCGACCAACAAATTGATGAAGAAACCGGCCGCTCACTGAAAGTGCCGTCGTCCGAAGGAGAACAGACCGACATTGTTGTTGCAGGCAAGGCGGGGTATTACCTGCGGCGCAATGTTGCCGGCACGGCGTTTGAACTGGCGGTCGGTGACGCCAACACCAGCACCTTTACTCAGTCTGGTACAGGCGCGGTTGAGCGTAGCGTTACTGCCAAGTTGGGCGAAAGCGTTAGCGTCAAAGACTTTGGCGCTGTTGGTGATGGGGTCACTGATGATACCATAGCTATTCAAGCGGCCATCAATACCGGATATAACATTGACTTTGTTGGCGGCACCTACGTCGCCCACGCACTTACGCAAAGCACGTCTAGTCAAATGCTCTATTCGTCTAACGGCATTGCTACAATCAAGAAAAATGCAAACGGAGCATTACTGACAGCCAGCGGCAATTATGTTCAATTGCGAAACCTTGAGTTTCGCGGTGATGCGTCAACTCCGACCTACACTGGCGACGGCGTAGTGCTGACCGGCAATCACCCGACGCTAATAAATTGTGGCTCTCTGTGGATGTCGGGTCGCGCACTGAAAGCCACAGGCAGCCATGTGCAAGTTTACGGAACCTGCTCTATCTATCAAACTACCGATGCTACGGCAAGCGGTTATGATGTTGAGATTGGCGTGTCAGGCACGGCGACGCTTTACCACGAACTGCACGGCATCTACACGTCGCAGTCAACTGGCGGCATCCTGCTGATTGATACCGGCTCGCACACGATCGTTGGCGGGCAGTTTGGCAAACTCAAGATCGACGCCGGCACGTCGCCTACAGGCGTAAATGGCGGCAAAACTATCGGCGCTCGCATACTCGGCAACGTCAGCGTAGAACTATCAAATGCAGTGTTTTCTGGTAATCAATTTGGCTCTATTGCATTTACTTTGGAGTTAGGAACTGCCAATTGTTTAGTCGATATTTCAAATTCCTACGCATCCGGCGCAACGGTGACGAATAGCGGAAACGGCAACAACTTGATCATGCGTGAGGTGTCTGCCGGTTCGGTAAATAAGATAAAGACCGGCGGCGATTCTTCTTTGGCGGTCGTTGAAATAGACGCAGCCGCTGGGGACTACACCTTCCCCGGTGATTTGGTGCTGCCAAATAATAAGGCGTTTCGGATAAAAGACTCTGGCGGCTCCGCGCAAGCTGTCGCTTACGTTTCCTCTGGCAACGACATACAACTTGGCTATAACAACGGCACAGGAAATTTCACAACAGTTCAAGGTGGTGATGGTGGCGTTTATGTGGGAGTTAACGGCAATTCAATTACGCAAACTTATGACTCAGGCTTTAGGCCGCAGACAGATAACACCATAAATTTGGGGACTTCTGGGCAAAGGTGGTCAGTTGTTTACGCTGGCACCGGCACAATCAACACTTCTGACCAGCGCGAAAAACAGCAAATCCGAGAATTGTCAGATGCCGAGCGTGCCGTTGCTGTTCGACTCAAGGGGTTGCTGCGTGCCTATAAATTTAACGACGCCGTAGAAAAGAAAGGCGATCACGCCCGCATCCATGTCGGTGTAATTGCCCAAGACGTGAAGGCGGCATTTGAGGCCGAAGGTTTGGACGGTTTTAACTACGCTGTCCTCTGTTACGACGAGTGGGGTGCCTATGAGAGGGTCGAGGGCTTTGACAAAGTGACCGGCGAAGATGGAAAAATCGTCCAAGTTCCGCGGCGCGTCACTATCCCTGCTGGCAATCGGTATGGGGTTCGATACGATGAACTGTTGGCCTTTGTAATCGCCGCTATTTAATGCTTCCTAGTTTTTGTAGAGCAGCACAACTAACAAATCACCACAAGGATATTCCCGATGGCCGCCCCCACCGACGAAACCACGTTCCTGTCGCAAATTCTGGCATGGGCTGCGGCAGGAATTGCTGCGATAGGCGCGTGGCTTTGGACAACCACCATGGGGCGCATCGCCAAGCTGGAGGAATCCAAAGTGGACAGAAAGACTTTTGAAGCCTACGTCGAGCGGGCCGAGAAGGATCGGGACGAACGGCGGGCTTCGGAAATCTCTCTGTTTCATAAAGTCGATGACTTGCACAAGCATTTTGACGCCAAGATCGACAAACTGGCTGATCTGATTCGCAGCGGCCGCCAATGAAATTTGACGAAAGTGACCTGCGCGCGGGTTACTGCTTTCTCAAAAAGATTGCGTTCAACAATGACCGCCGCCTGCCGTCGGTCAACAAGATGGTGTTTGTGGCCAAGCCTCTCAAAGCCCATGGCTACCATGGCAAGGCTGGCGACAACCACTGCATCTGGGTAGACACCACCGACACGAAATCACTGGACATGCTGCTCCGTATCCTAGCGCATGAGATGCTGCACGCAGCACTTGGCCATGACCAGGTGCCCAACAAGTACGCGCACGACACCGACTTCAAAGAAGCCGCCCGTGCCATTGAGATCGAAATGGGCTGGCCAAGGGGGAGTGTATGAAAACCATCGTGCAAGGACTTATCGCTGTCGGATTGCTGTTCATTTGGGCTGGACTCTACGCAGCGCCCATCGCCGTAGCCAATGCGCCGGGCGTCACGGTCACGCTGTTTGACGAGAAGTGCCGACTGCCGGCAGTGACTAACCTGCCGCTGCGGGCAACGTGGACGCAGAACGGCAAGACAAACGAGGGTTGCTTCGGCGGCTTTACAGAAGCCGGTGCCATCGGCCTGTACTTCGATGACGGCACTGTGTCGGTGATCCCGGCACAGGCTATTAAGCCTTTGGTGACGTTGTGACCCTCGGCCAGAAGCAGCGCAAGTTCGTCCGCATGATTGCGGACCTGATCGTCTGGGCCTACGACAATGGCTACGAGTTGACCTTTGGCGATGCCTACCGTGACCCCCGGCTGCATGGCCAGATGGGCTGGAAGGTTGGTTACGGCTCGGCCAACTCCTGCCACAAGTTGCGCCTGGCGGTAGACTTCAATCTGTTCAAGGACGGGGTGTTTCTGGAGAGCACGGAAGCGCACCGGCCGCTGGGCGAACAGTGGGAAAAGATGGGCGGCACATGGGGTGGCCGCTTTGAAGACGGCAATCACTACAGTCTGGAACATGAGGGTAAGAAATGAACCCGTTACTGCTCGGCCCGCTGTTTGAACTGGGCAAAGGCATCATCGACCGCATCTTCCCGGATCCTGCGCAGAAGGCTGCCGCCGAACTGGAACTAATGAAGATGACCCAGGATGGTGATCTCAAGCAGATCATGGGTCAGCTGGAGATCAATGCGCGAGAAGCGCAGCACTCGTCCATCTTCGTTGCTGGCTGGCGGCCGTTCTTCGGTTGGGCCGGTGGCGTCAGCTTTGTCTACGCCACAATCGTGCAGCCGGTGTTGGTGTGGGTGGGTACTGCCAAAGGCTGGCCCGCCCCGCCCGAAGTGAACATCGACCTGCAGTGGGTAGTCATCACCGGCCTGCTTGGCCTCGGCACCCTGCGCTCCGTGGATAAGGCCAAGGGCGTGACCAAGTGACGCCTTGGGAACTGCTGATCGCCGCCGGACTGTATCTATCGGTGGCGGTGCGCTACGGCAAAGCCGGCGACCCCGGCATGGCCGTGGCGTGGGCTGCGTACGCCGTGGCCAACATCGGTTTTATTTGGGCGGCTGTTCGGCCCGCAGTCCGCTAGGCAGTTCATCCAGTCGCACCCCGAGCACGTCCGCGGTGAACCTATCAGGGCCGCCACCTTTCAGCACCGTGCCCGCCATCTTGCCGTAGACCGGCGCGATCTTCACCGTCAGCAAGTCGCCGTCGTGGTAGCAGCGTTGACTTAACCGGTCGTTGATCTTGCACTGGCGTTCGACTGTCCGGTGGCAGGTGGGACAAAACAAATCGTATAACGGCACTATTCCATCCTCCGTGTCACCAGCCCTTCGTTGTCAACCACAATGTATCGCTTCTTCAGCAGCACATGCTTCATGTCATAGAATGACGCCTTGCGTGCAGGCAGGAACTCCATGCACGCCTCTTTCCATTCAATGTCGCTGATCGAGGTGTTATCCGGCCGCAGCTGGCACAGCACTTCAAACCCCCGCTTGGCGTGGCCGGCCAGTCTGCCGGTAGGACCGGCACCTACGGCGTCCGGTTCCACCACGCAGGATGTCATCTCGTCGCCATCGGAGTCTACCCCGACCACCACCGGCACCAGCTTGAAGCCGATCGGCGCACCAATCTCCACGTCCCGTTGCTTGCTGGCAGTCACCCTATTGTCACTGATCTGCAACTCCGTGTCAATAGCCCCCAAGAGGGCTGACGACCCGCGCGCCCCGGCGTTCTGGTTCTTGCCCGAGTGGTGGACAATCAACACACAGGCGCCGGTGGATTCGATCAGGGCGGCCACGGCACTGTTGAAAGCCCCTACGTCCTGTGCGGAATTCTCGTCCCCGCCCATCAAAGCTCGAGCCAGGGTGTCGATTACGATCAGCACCGGTTTCTCCGGCAGGTCGGCAATGACCGCGCCAAGCTCCTTGCGGCCAGTTTGCTCCCGCAGATTGAAGCTGGCGGGTGCGATGAAGAATGGCACGTCAGCGTCGCCGTATTTCTGGCGCAGCGCCTGGGCGCGTTTGATCAGTCCGCCGCCGCCCTCAAAGGGCAGATATAGCACCGGCCCGCCGTGGACTTTGTGGCCCATCCATTCCTTGCCAGCGGCAATGTGGTACGCCAAGTCCAGCAGAGTGAAGGTCTTGCCGCCGCCGGGCGGGCCGTAGGCGATGGCGTAGGAGGCTTTCTGCAGCAAGCCCTTGGCCAAGTAGCCCGGCCCTTTGGATTCGCTATTCGCAAATTGCGAAAGCCGGGCGACCTTCGTGGGCTTGCGGGGCGGTGCCGGCGGCACGTCCACGACCGGAAAGTCGTCCGGTAGGGCAGCGCGCACACCGGCTTCGTTCTGGGCGTAGGCGTAGGCGTTGTCGATCTTAACGCCTAATTCAGTAGGCGACCATGGCGGGGAGCAGCGTTCGTTCCACTCAGCCAGCAGTTCGCCAGCCTGCTCGGCTGACGGCCCGAGATCCCGCAGGGCGCAGATCACCTTGAAGGTGTAGGTGTCACCACCTTCGCCCTCTACGGCGCCGGGTTGCTTGGCAAGCCATTCCCGTGCCCGTTCCACCACGCTGGCGTCGGCGTCCTGCACCGGCTCGGAAGTCGTGCTGGTTTTTGGCACGATCGTTCCAAGTTTCTGAACTAGCCAGTCGGGGGCGTCAGCTATCCCTTGATCACTATTGGCCCACACATAGCTCCCGGCGGCAGTTCCACTACCAGCGCCAACAACATAGCCATTGTCGCTGCGTATATCAACCCCGCGGCCAAGGGCGTCCACCCGGTTGGGTGTCGGAGTACAAGCACGGTAGAATAGATGCCGGCCACCGCTTGGAGTATTGCAAGTGAGAGTGTCAGGCAAGCCATAAGTCATCTCCAGTAGGGCCAGAGAATCATCCCCGCCCTTGTTGACATCAACGTCAATAACCACCAGCCCTTTGGTGTGAATCCCAATGTTGGCGTCGGGCCACTGGTCCCACCACGGGCCGAACAGCTGCGGGCTGCCGGTTGCTTTGTTTGGCCAGTCCTTGATCAACGGCGGGAACTTGGCCCCCGGCTTGATCGGGAACACTTCAAAGCCCTTGGCTGCAAGGGCAATGGCTGCGTCGAGTTTTGTGGTCATCAGCCTTTACCGTACCTTTTCATAATTCCACAGTCGGCCCAAAGGGGGAACCCGGCAGCCCACTCGGGCGGGGTTCGCATAATCTCTTGCATCTTCTGGCGCGCGGCTTCTGCTTTGTCCGCGTCAACTTCCACAACCGCTTCGTCGTGAACGTGAAGAACTATGTTAGCACCAAGTCCGTCCAGACGCAACATGCAATCTGCCAGCAGGTCACGGCAAGTGCCTTGGATGATGTTGTTGAACAGGCTGCCGCCATAGGTGCCGACCCGCGCCCAATTGGCTGAGTTCTGCGGGTCTTTGATGACCTTGCCCTTCTTCCGGTCATCCGGGGAAGGGTTGGTCATGTAGGTCAGCTGCGGCCCATACTCGCCTTCCAGCAATTTCGCATACGGGTAGCAAATTGCCCGACCACTTGGCAGCAGGCACCATAGAAACGAACCGGCCACCTTGAACTTGGCTTGGCGGCCGGGATGACCACAGGCGTAGACTTCGCCGGGGTTCTTGACGGCGTTGATCGCCGCCCTTTGGATGTCGTACCACGCGCTGACGATTTTCGGGTGCGCTGAACGCCAGGCGTTTTTAAACTCGTCTGCTTTTTCATCAGTGACTTTCACTCCGTAAGTTTTACCCATCACATGAAAGCTGCCGACCCCACCTTGGTAGCCGAAAGCCAACTCCATCGTCTTGCCGACCTGCCGTTCCTCGGACGGATTCTTGACCGACTCCACCGGCACGTTGAACGACTTGGCGTAGGCCAACTCGTAGATGCCGGGGCCGGTCTTGGCGTCGGCTGCACGGAAGGCTTCGATCTTCCAGTGTTCGCCGGCGAACCATGCAGCACCCCGCCCTTCGACGTTTGAGAAGTCCGCCGCCAGCAGCATCTTGCCGTCCGGCGCCATAAAGAACGACCGCATACAGCGAGACAGCATCGACAACGGCGGGCCGTAGATCATGTCGATGACTTCATGCTGCCCTTGCCGCACCAACTCCATGACGTGCTCTATGACGCGAGCCTTCGGCATGTCACGGACAAGGTTGTGAACTTGCACCGCACGGCCAGCCCAGCGGCCGGGGCCGGCGCCGTGATACTGGAACAGATTGCGCAGCCGGTCATCATCGCCGGCTTGATTGACCATCACGTTGAACTTGGCGTTGCTGGCCTTTCCGGCCTCCTGCCGTAAAGTCAAGACACGTCGGGCAGCAGGCGAAGTCTCATTGGCCAGCAGTTCCGTGACATCCGCCTTAGCCAAGCCAGCGAGTGCTTTGTGGCAGCCTTGTTGATTGAGCCACTCCTTGATCGGAGCAAGCGCCGTGCATGAAGTCGCGGCACCACCGGTGGCGATGGCCATCTGTTCGTCATATTTCACCTTCATAGTGTCGGCCAGGGTGATCGCCGCCTTGGCCGTGGGCACGTCAATCATCACGCCACGTTGGTTGATCTGGTAGTCCAGCAACCAGACCTGGCGTTCCTTGTCGGAGAGCGGAAGCACGCGGCGACCGACTTCCCGTTCTACCCGAACGTCTTGCTGGCAATACGTGCGTAGCCGTTCTTGTTTGTCCAAATCATCCCACCATGCAATCGGCTGATTGGGCTTGCTGCGCGGCCTACACATGCGAAGCATTAGCGCCCTACCTTCAGTGTCCTTCAGCAGCGGAAGGCCCAGCGCCAGAGCGGCGTCTTCCAGCGCCCCAGGCAGCCCCATGGCGTAGGCTCGGGCCATAACACAGTGCGTCTGCTCGGGGCGAATGACGGGCCAGTTGTAACGGCGGCGCATGACTTCGCTCCAGATCGCCAATTCAAAAGGCGCGTTCCAGGCGTGGAACTGCCGGCCGGATTCAATGTGTCGCCGCATTATGTCAGGGAACTTGTCGCCGGGCACCCAGACTTCCGGCTCCATATCCCCGATGGCCCAAGAGAAGCACCACGCATCCGTGGATTCATGGCGGGCGTAGTTGTGCAGCCCGACTTCCCGCAGGTCAACGACGCTGCGGGTTTCAAAGTCACCGTGTGCGACGGGTTCGGTCACAAGAGATCAGCCAAGCATGTAGGCTGAGATAACTTCTGCGGCAACTTGCGGGACGATCGCGTTGCCGTAGGCGCGCAGGCGTCCCACTCGGCTGGCAGCCCCATGAGCCAGCGGGAATGTGCCGGGTTCAACTGGCCGCCACTTTCCATCCCGGCAGTGGAGCCAGTCAGCATTTCGCCAGTGGCCGTTAGTCGGGCCGGTCCGTTCTTCGCCAACAGCACGAAGTCGTGCAGATCGCTGGACCTCTCCGGGTTCGTTGCCCGCTGCTCCGATCCGCCCCGCGTTGCATTGTTCGCTTGTGGTGTCGGCCACCCCGCCAGATTCGCTTTCAAGTAGCATCCGGGGGTTCGATCCGGCATCGTCCAATCCATCAGCCACGCCTGCTCTGGCAAGTCCTCCTGCTTCTTGCTGGAATAAACTCGGCCCGCCGACAGATCGCTGTCGTGATTGCGCGGGCAGTTCGGGGTTTTCCAGCCCGACAAATGCACGCAATGCGTCAGCTTGTCCGTTCTCCCACTGTTCACTACGCTCGGCGCCGCTCCGTCTTTCCAATCCCTCGTTGCCGGCGTCGGCCACGAACCACAGTCGCTGTCGGATATGCGGCGCACCGAAGCCCGCAGCAGGGATACCGGCCGCTGCGAAGGCGTAACCGATTCCTTCCAGGTCAGCTTGAACAAGGTCGAGCCAGCCGTGGCGGATCGCTGCTTCAACCTGTTCACCAAAGACAACCGCAGGCTTTCGCTGGCGGATAAGTTCTGCCCAGACAGGCCAGAGGTGCCGGTCGTCTGCGGTTCCTTGCTGCTTTCCTGCTGCGCTGAACGGCTGGCAGGGGCAGCTTCCGGTCCACACGGGCCGGTCGTCGGGCCAGCCTGCGAGTCGGAGTGCGTAGGACCAAACCCCGATGCCAGCGAAGAAGTGGCACTGGGTGTAGCTTTTGAGGTCGTCGGCTTTGACATCGTTGATGCTCCTTTCGTCCACGTCGCCGGGTGCGATGTGCCCCGCGGCGATCAGGTTACGCAGCCACTGGGCGGCGTAGGGATCAATCTCGTTGTAATAGGCGGCCATTGAATTCTCCAGAAGAAAAAGACCCCGCCAGCCCACACTGCGCCGACGGGGAAGGGCCGTTCTTTAGAACAGTGCTGCTGCGCCGGTGCCGCTGGCCACCGCTTGACCTGCCGGCTGCGGGATCGCTTCAAAGTCATCCGCTGCCGCAACACCGCCGCCGGACAGGCGTTCGCCGTCCTTGACGTGCTGCACGCCGAGCAGAGAAGCGTTCACCCGCTTGCCGAACTGGTTGTCCTGCGCCCAGAACTCCAGAATGATGTTGCCGTAAGACCCGGAGTAGGGCTTGCCGTCAGCCGCCACCAGGTTCTCCCGGTTCGGGCCGATGACCAGCGGGCGCAGTTCGTTGCTGGCGTTGATGAAGTAGTTGCCGGCGTAGCCTGCGTGGTCGCTCTTGGCATCGCCATCATGCAGGCAGATACGGTCGCCGGCGGACAGTTGCTTCAATACTTCGGCAGCCTTGGCGCCCCACTTGGCGGTGGCAGCTTCCAGCAGCGCCGCCTTGATCTCGGCAATCTGCGGATGCTCCCGCCCGAAGATGGCGACGACGCTGAACTTCTCTTTGCCGCTGTCGTTGCCCTTGGCCTTGCCGGCGGTGAACAGGTTGTTGGTGAAGTTGAAACGGACATCGTTGATGCGAACGCGAGTACCCATGGTTTGCTGCTCCTTCAAGTTGTAGACGGGGGAGATTACTTCTGTTGGCTCACGGTCCCGTCATTACCGCAAAGTCATCTGCTTTAATCTTGGCGCCAGCGGGTTTCCTGTAGCCCGTCTTCACTGCCACCGAACATCGCTTCGCCTTCGCCGCCTGGCACCAACGGCACTGTTCTTCACCCGGCACCGGCTCCGCATCCGGCAGCCGCGCCTTCACTGCCGCCTCCTGCACATCCGCTGCAAAGTCCAGCAGGTCAATGGCGCGAAAGGTATTTCGCTTCACCCACTGATCCGGGTCTTCCAACCGTGGTTGCACAATGGCCACTTCGACTGTCTCCGGCTGCAGGTAGAGTGACAGCATAGCACCGAGCGCATACATTTTCAACTGCTTGTTGTCTTCCGCCGCCACGGGCACACCGGTTCCGAACTTGAAGTCGGCCACCAGCAGGTGCTTGCCGTCTTCCGTCCAGCACACAAAGTCCGCCGTGCCGCCAGTGTCCGGGTCGATGCGGGCCAGCGCAGGGGCCAGATCAATCTCAACAGCGTGGTTGCCGGGCTGCGCACGGCAGAAGTCCAGATAGAACTGCACGCTGTCCGCATGATCGTCCAGGACGGCGCTGGCCGGCAGCCGGTTCTTGAGACAATACGCCGCCACCGAGTGCGCCATGGTGCCGAGACTGGCGTGCGGGCTTTCGACGTGCGGCACGCCTTCCGACAGCCGTACGCTGGCTGGACAGTTCATCCAGCGGTGCGCAGCTGACGCGGACAGCTTGGCGTGTAGCGCCATTACTGGTTTTCCTCGTTGGCGATCCAGCCCAGAATGAACGTGTCCACCGGCAATTCAAAAGCAACCAGTTCGGACAGGCAATAGAAGTAGTTGGCCATCGGGTACATTACTTGGTTGCCTCCTGTGCTGCGGCCACGAACGGGCCGTAGTCTTCCGGTTTCATGTCCCGCAGACGGGATACCGCAAACTGCGCCATTGCGGCCTGCGCCGCCGGCAAGCCCTTGACTGCGAACAGGGTTTCCAGTGCAGTCTGGGCTTGCTCTTGGGTGGCCGCAGCGGCCGTCTGCACAGTCGGACCACTGTTGGATTCGCCGGTCGGGCCGGACACGGCTGCTCCCGACGGCGCTGCGGTTTCGGGTGGGATGACTTCCGCAGGCACTTCTCCCGACGGTTGGGCGTTGTCCGCTTCGGCGGGCGCCGGCGGCGTAGCCACCCCATTGTCCTTGTACGACCCACGCGGCTTGCCTGCATCCGCACGGGGCTTGCGTTTCTTGTCAACAGTTCCGCCTTCGGGCTTCGCCGGATTCTCGATGTTCGGCACCGGCGCCGCGCCCTTCATCAGCGAACCCAGCGTGGCGATGGCTTTCTCAATGCTGTCAAACTTAAATGTGACTTCGATCATTCGTTGCTCCTAGTAAAGTTGACTCAGTTCCCGCACGCGGCGCATCAACACTTGCTGCACGCCGTCATCAATCGTTCCCGGCACCGTGGCCACGTCAATCGTGACCTTCTCTTTTTTCATCATGCTGACCAATCGGTTCGCTGCCTGCACATTATTACCGCTGACCCAATCTAACTCGATAAACCATCCGTGCGACGCGCTGGACAGGTCAATCGCCGTACCGCACGACATTATGTTCCCAGTAATCACCTGTGTCAAGCCATTCCGGAAATTGTTTTGTATCCGCTCCCGCTGTGTCGGCGTCGTCTTGCCGGTCAACAGTTCGGTCTTTATATTAAGCGAATTCAGCAACCGTGTCAAGTGTTCCAGTGGTTCTGTGTGCCAGCCAAACACAACCCCCTGCTTCAGGAGTTCATTGCTGATCGCAAAGTCGATGTTCTTGGCCAGCGGCAGCACCTTGGACTGGGCCACCGCAATGCGCTCGGCCTGCAGGGAAGTCGGGTTGTCTTCCAAGTGTTCGGTGTCAATGCCTGCCGGCAGATCAGCTGCGGTAGTCGGCGTGATTTCCAAGAACTGGAAGTCGATGCCCGGCATCTCGGGTGCCACATCCTTGCGGGTGCGGCGCAGCATCACCGTCGCCAGCAGGCTGCGCAGTTCCGGGATCATGGCTTGCTTGGTGCCACGGATCTTGTCAGCCCACTTGTCGTACACGCAGTAGCGTTCGATGAACTGCTGGTAATCCATGCCGACCACGCCAAAGGCTTTGAGCATCGGCCAGAGTTCGGCGGCGTGCTTCGGCGCCGGCGTGCCCGACAGCGGCCAGATGGCGCCAGCTGATTGCCCAAACCCCGTCTTGCCATAGACCATCTTGGTGCGCTTGGCCTCCGGGTTCTTGGCGAAGTGCGCCTCGTCCGGGATAAATACGTCAAACTTCTTACGGTTGCCGACTTCCCACAGGTGCGTGGCAATGTTGTACGACAACACTTCCGCCTTCGGCAGCGGCCCGGATGGCCACCACTTTTCAATCTCCCGGTGCCAGTGGGGGATGGCGATGGCCGGGCAAACGACAAGGATTGATTGGGCGCCTTGTCGATGGGCGCTGCGCACGGCGATCATAGTCTTGCCCAAGCGCATGTCCAGTGCCAATAAGGCGCGGCTGCGCGGCGCCAGCCAATCAATCGCCTCTGCTTGGTAAGGTCTAAGCTGCACGCGTGGTCTTTCTGCGATTGCGCGCCTGCTCTGCGCGTGTGGCCCAACGACAATTACCCGGCGCGTAATCGCCGTCATTGTCAATCCGATCAAGCGTGAGTCCTGACGGGCGCGTACCCATGTCGTCAAAAAAGTTCTGAAACGTCAGCCAACGGTCGCAGACTTTAATCCCTCGGCCGCCGTAATATTTCCACGCCCAGTTCTTTGGGTTGGTGCAGCGTTTTATCATGTCCGCCCAAGTGTGGTACTCCGGCGTACGTTTTCCCCGACGATTGTGGCCGTGAGACAAGGCGCTGGTGGCCAGAACTTCGCGTCGGTAGCATCCGCAGCTACGTTGCTGCCCAGACCGCAAATCGCCCGTGGCAACCAATATCTCGCCGCCACATACGCAGCGACAAAGCCATCGTGCTTTTTGCGCGGCCGTGCTGCCGGCTCGAGCCGCTACCGTAAGCCGGCCAAACTGTTGGCCAATCATTTCCGCCTCTCCCGTATCGCCCTGCGCACCGCACCTTCATCCAGATCGAACTCCTGGCAGAACCAGATGAACGACCCCTCCTTGTTGCTGGCGGACGCCACCCATCGCTGGGTCTTGTCCCATTCGTCTTCCGCGTGCGCTACCGCTTCAGCCTTGGACAGCTTGGCCAGCGATACGCGCGCAGCGAACACCGCTCTCAGAACGTTTGCATCTACGGTGTCGCTCACGCATATCTCCGTTTCAGGTAATCAAGGGACAGGGCCATCTCGTCAAACCGTCCATCCTTTACTTGGTGCAGGAAATAAGCCCCGCGCCAGTGCATGTTGGTGAACGGGCTGAGATACTTGTATTGGTGCTGGTAGAAACTGCCGGAAATGATCGCCGTCATATGCCCGCCATCGGCACGTCGGCCGAAGGCGATCTCGCGGCCTTGCTGGTGGCCGGCGAAAGCACTCATGTGCAGCTTGCGCAACAGTTCCGCTGCCGTCGTGATCGGGCGACCCATCACGCCGGACGGGAAGTAGTGGCAGAACGCCACGCCGCCGATGCTGACCGGCTGCAGGAACTTGTGCTGCCGCCAGCCGTAGTCCTTCAGCCGCAGGTCGTCCAGCGACATCAGCCCTTCCAGGCGCGGATCCTCGTTGACTGCCCGTTCGATGTGACTTTCGTGGTTGCCTTCGGTGAACTCCAGATGCGGCTTCCAGCCCCGAACCTTGGCGATTGGCGCCATCAGCAGTTCCATGGCGCGGTGAAAGGCATCAAGGTCTTTGCGATAGCGCCGGCCTTCAAACTCCAACTTGCCACGGCCAAACTGCGACAGGCTGGGAAAGTCACCGAAGTCGCCAATGCAGACGATTACGTCCGGGCGTTTCTCTGCCAGGTATTTGCCGTACCATGTCAGGTGGTCCAGCGGCACGTCCGGCATGGCTTGCACGTCCGGGATGGTGGCGATCTTCAGGCCATCCTTTGGCACCTTGATGCCCAAGTCCTGCACCACGCCGACCGAGCGGTTCATGGCGGCCGATACTGAATCCGGGCCGGCGCCCTTGACCTTCAGCCAATACTTGCGGTCGGCTTCCCGTTTCTTGGTGATGTCTTTGTAGGGCATCAGTTGCGCCCCCCATTGGCAGCCCATTGCTCGGCAATAGAAGGGCTGTTCCGCGTATCCAGCCCCGCCGCCTTCTTCTCCAGCACCTTCTCCAGATTACCCATCGCGCGCCAGGCCAGCTTGGTGGCGTGCAATACCCCATCCGTATCGGTCGGCACCCCCATGGCGTCGTCCAGCATGTGCCGCACCAGCGCATCCATTTCGTCGCCGGACTTCGACCGGTCCCAGTGCAGGGGCTTCCCCGGATTGTGCTGGTCATTGCCGATGCGGGAGAGTTCGGCCACCGCGATCATGCCGCGGGGGAAATACTTGATGAACCCGCTGTACACCGGAATCGCTTTGCGGGCGGCTGCGTCAGTCGGTAGGGTCATTTCGGGATTTCCTTTCCATTCCAGTGCATGGGTTTATGGTTCAACGATAAGCATACCGTGGATCGGATGCGGTTGTCAACGGTTTTCACCTGCTCGGCAGCGTGCTCACACGCGATAATGCCTTTGAAGGGGCCGACCTGCTGCGGCGGCGTGACGTTGCCGATGAATGTCAGGTACAGGATGTAGATCACTTGCGGTGTATCCGCATCGCCAACAGGCAGCCCAGTCCGGAGCCAATACCGATGGCCAGTACACCCGGCACTGTCGGCCCGACTGCAGCGATGTACCCAACAATGTAGAATTCGCACACGGTCATGCCAAGGGACGTGGGCAGGATCCACCGCTGCGCGTCCCGCACCACGTTGATCTGCTGCATAGCCTTCAGGCAGATATACACGAAGGATGCAGCGAAGGCGGCGGCGTAACTCATGCTTTGAGTAGCAGGTAAGCCCAGAAAATCACCATCTGGATGGCACCGAACACCCGGCCATGGTCGGGCTTGGCGTCGTAGTATTCATGGATCAGCTGCATAATGCCGGCGCCCAGACCCATGTACAGCAACTGTTCTGCGATTGAGGGGATCATGTCATCTCGCTCCCATAAAGTGCCAGCAGCGCCGCTTCTGCCCGGCCGTCATGCTTCTTCAGTTGCCACAGGTGGGTGAACTGCGGGAACCGGCGACTCGCTTCCCCGCGGCTGGCGTCCTTGTTCTGGCCGAGCAGCCCATATTTCCGCTTCCACACCTGCGGCGGTACCGTGCGTACTTCAATACCACAGGCTGCAATAATACCGTGAATACAGCCTGTTGTAAAGCCAAAATTGAACGCGGACGTGACACCCTGGCCGGGCATGGTGCCAACCTGTTCGACCACGGCGAACTTGATCAGCGGGCGCTGTATCTCCAGCCATGCGGATAACTGGTATGGGTCAATCTGGCGTTTCTCTTTCTTGTTGACCGTGCGCGTGGTGGTCGGAATGTCGAACACGTCCACGGCGCCGGCGTTCAGCATCGCCATGGCGCCAGAGAGGCCGGGGTCTACGCCGAGGATCCAGGTGTTCATGTCAGTAGCTTTCCAATTTCCGGTCAAAGGCCCATTTGTTGGGGTCTATCTCTTTGGGCGGCTCCTTATTCAGCGAGGCCAATGCTTCCGATACTAGCGGGGAGTTCCATTGCTTATTCTGTAATTCCGCCGCCTCCACCAGATTGATAATCTCCTTTGCGTGGTTGCGGAGGTAAGTTTCAAAATCCATCTGATGCGACAGCGAAATATCGGCCCTGTCGATATACGTCTTACAAATGTCAGTGAATCTCATTTACCCTCCGATGCGCGGGTGATATGTGATTGCTCCTTGATGGCTGCGTCAATCGGAATCATAAAAACCTCCACACCAAATATCCAGCACCGAAACCAAGCCCGAACATCGCCATCGCAAATCCAAACGTAAACAGGCCGTCGAACAGATCGCTGGTCAGGCAGTCGCACTGCCGGCCTTGATCGCAATTACCGTTGCACATTCTGATTATCCTTTTTCCAGGTTTCCCAATAGTCGCGCAGATCCGACGACCCGTAGTGATCGTAGCCTCGGCAGTGCAGCAGTTCATGCGCCAGCACATTATTCAGCCACAGGTATATCCGGCAGCGCATTTCGTCGAAATTGATATACGCGCAGCCAAGAGCAGGGCCTATCAATATCACCTCGGCCACGTTACGGCCGCACTTCTCCTGTGTTTCCCAAAAGCCGGTTTCTTCGACTGTCACTTCCAGCTGTGGCCAGTCTGCCGGCGGCGCCCGGTGCTCGTTGACCACCGTGCAACCAGTCAGCGCCAGCAGGGCAGCCGCGATTACCGCGCGCTTCACTCTGTCACCACCGGGGTTTCACGTTTCTCAGCTTTCTCCCGCTCGGCCACTTCGTAATTGACAGAGCAGTACCCGAAGCATTGCACGCAATCGCATCCCGGCAGCGGATTACCGCGCCGGCCAGTATCGAATACCTGGCTGATCGGTTTCTCAGCCTGCGACAGATAACGAACGGTGTTTTTCATGCCCATGATTGTTGTCTCCGATTGTAAGAGGATACGCGATTACTGCGGGGTTGTCAATGCTGGCCAATACCGCCGGCCGGTTCATCCTTGGCGCCGGTTACAGCGTACAGCCCGGCCACCACTTGCGCCGCATCGGCGCGATTACCGCACACGGCGATAATTCGCTCTGCCAGTCGGTCCTTGGCGTTGTCCGGATCCGTCTGGACTACCAGAAAACTGTCGCCCTGGGGTTTGATGTGGTAGTTCATGCGCGCACCCCATTGGTATAATCGGCCATTTTGTGATGCGTGGCACGGCAAAACTGCAGCATGTACCGTTCAACTTCAGCGTCCGGCTTTCCGCCCCAATTCGGGTACATTGAATTGTGCCGGCCATCGGAGTTCTGGCCTTTGCGGGTCTCTGCCATGATCTTGGCAATGGCTTTCTGTGCGCTCACACCATCGATCTCTTTGTACGGTTCACCGTTTTTATACACGATTACCGGCTCGAAATCAGCGTCGATTTTGCTGGCCTTCGCTTTTACCTTCACTTCAGAAACCGTGCAGCCGGGGAGCATTGAACGCACATCGGCCAGGGTCATTTCATCGGGTGCGATTACTGTGAACTTGCGCATGATTTTCTCCAATCAAAAAGGTGCATCGTCAATATCCCCGGCGATTACCGGAGGCTTTACAGTCCTGCCGCGATTACCGCGCAGGCCCATAATACTGGTATTTTTTGGCGTGTCAATAGGTTTATCCGCGATTACCGGCGGATCCGATTTGTCAGGCGCGATTACCGCAGGGGGAAATGGCCAGGTTTCCGGCAGATTTACCATAAATTCCAAGGCCGGGCGTTAGGGTGAAATCGCCAATAAATGCGCATGGCTTTCCGGCTGTACGCCGTATCGCCATGCAAGGCCGCCACTTCGGCATGGGCCTGCAGGTTAAGTAATCGCCGGCGCCGAAGTGCGGGAAGGTTACGCCAAAGCATAGCCAATAAACAGCAAGACCACAGGCAAGGCGACCACGCACGCGGCCGCCAGGCATTCGCTTAGCCATTCTGTGAGGGTTTCTGGTTTCATTGTTTAACCTTGTACTGTTTAGCCATGAATTCTGCCCGGTCATAACCGAATAATTTAGCGTCGTACATCGGATGATTTGGATTGCCTTCATTGAGCATATGCCGCGGCAGTTTATCCAGCTCTGCGCAAGCTTCTGCATGTCCTAATCTGGCTGCGCGAATGGCTTCCGGCGTATCAAATACTGATTGAGGTACTGTGCGTTTCATTATTTGGTCCCTTTCTCTTTTCGTTTAGCTGCTTTCTTGGCGGCCACATGCTGACGAACCGCCATGTCAAAACATGCGGCCAATGTCGTATAGAACACGGTCCGCGTGCGCTCAGGCCGAAACCCGATCACGTCGCCAGGTTCCAGGATCACGACAAAGCGACGGCCGCGGTGCGTGCCGATTGTACGGCGGTTTACTGTCTTGTTAAGGGGCGTCATTTTATATCCGTTTGACGCCGTTATAGCTGCTAACTGCGGATTCCGGCAGATATGACACAAACGCACAGATACATGCGCCGGCCAGGTTATAGCGCACGGTATCGCCAGAATCCCATTCTTTACGCCATCCGGATCCCTCGGCCTTCGCCAGTTTGCTGATGGCGCCTTGTGGCGAATTGGCGGCCACTAGCCAGTCTTTTTTCCATGAATAGTTAGCCTCGCCGCCATAAGTATCAGTTACTTCGATGTGATACATTTCCATGATAATTCCCTTTCTGTCAGATAGTGCGAAACCCGCACCGCCTAGCGCCCTATTGCTAAGGCGCTGGCCGTTGAGGGTTACTTTATGCCCGGATCAGATACGTCACGCCGTCAAAATCTGCCTCGATGTAATCCGCCTTGGCTTCATTCGCGGCCGCTTCAAAATCAATGGTCATGTGCCGCCATGGCCATTCGCCGGACTTGAATTCCTTGGGCAGCTCATAGCAATCATCAATCAGCTGCTCGATGTAATCCGTGAAATGATCTTCACGGATAAGACATTCGCCATGGATCCAGTCCGGCGATGATTCTGCCTCGGATTGCAGCGCCAGCAACTGCCGCAATTCCTCAAATTCCTCGACGTTATCGGGAAAGTTTGCCGCGTCTTGTAAAGCAAACTCAAAAGAAAGCGTAGTTTCTTGATCATCGTGATAGCTTTCGAGCGTGCTCTGTAATTCCTCGATACGCTCGATTACATCGCGTGAATCTATAACGTCGTTTTGATTGCTGATTGCATTGGCCATGATGATATTTCCTTTTCAAAGTATCGCCAGCTGGCGAAGGGTTAAATTGTGGGGTTAATCTGCGGCCGTAACGGTTTTGACTTGCTGCAAGTGGCCAGTGTAAACGCAATACCATGCGCGGAGTTCGCCCTTTGTCCATGCGGCCATTTGTGCAGCGTCTAGCGTGTAACCTTCATCGGTTTCAGTTACGGCTAAATCAATGCGGCCGGTTTCGTCGCACGCATCGCGCTCAATATCTGCCAATGTGCAGCCTACAAAATCTGCAGCCTTTTGCAAGACTTCATCTTTTGTGCGGCCGCGAAAAGATACTTCAATAAAAGCATCAACGGCCGTATCGGGTAAACAGCCATTAGTCCAATCATCTTGTTCAGCGAATTTGTGCAGGCCATGAATTACATATTCCATGATTGAATTCTCCGAAGTGTGTGAATAACAGGGCGCGCAATCAAGGCGCCAGTGATAACGCAAAGTAACAGGATAAGGATTAGCATTTTAATAACCCAACCAATCGCGCACAGCCTGCACGTTGACGGGAAGCATAACCCATTCGCGGTATTCAACGCCATACTTGGTGCCGGTTTCCTCCGCAGCAATCATGGCGCCGTTGCTCTGTGCCAAGTCAACGCGATGACCGTGTTCCTCGATGTATTCGATCAAGTTTGCTTTCAGTCGGTTGTTCATTTTGTGCCCTTTCGGTTTCGTTGTTAGGTGATACTGTTGCCAAGGCTAAACCCCCTTTAATTCGATGTCAATGGGTTTTAATGAATTATTTAATTATTTATTTAGTTCATACGGTGGACGTGAGCATACGCTAACTTGATACCCGATACGGTAATGACCTTACGTAATGTAAGGGTATTAAAAACCGTAACAAAACCGTATCGTTTTACCAAAAATCAATGACTTACGATAGCGAAACCGTAACGAACCGTAACGAACCGTAACGATTCCGTATCGATACGGCTTTTACTGTGTGTCTATAGACACAGTAAAACCGTAACGGGCCGTAACGGCGTACCGGAATGAATTAAACCCCTTGGCAGATAATTATTGTGCCGGGCGTTTCGCTTTGGCTTTTGTGGTGTGTGGTATTCTGAATACATGGCTGGAATAAGCGTAGAGAAAAGGGCGAAGATTGACGGCATTTGGCCGGCAATCCTTCAGGCAATCCGCGATGGCGCCCGGATTGACCACACGGCTGCCGCGTATGAATTGACGCGCGCTGACCTTTGGGCGTATCGACACGGCAAGCCGGATCTTGTAGCTGCCTGGTATGACGCCATTAAAGATTCAGCTGATTCTTTTGTCGATCAAATGGTTGATGTAATGAACCAGGCTGACGGCAATGCTAAAGGCGCAAGAGTTAAGGCCGGGATCCTGCAATGGATAGCAGAAAAACGGGATCCAGATAGATATGGCCAGCGTACACGCGCAGACATCAATGTTAAAACCGTTGATCTAACCGCAATCATCAAGGATGCGAACGCACGCCTAGCTGCAGCCAAGGAACCAAAGCTAGTGCAAGGCGATAGGATTATTACCGCCGAAGCTAGCGACGCCCGCGCGCACACTCAACAGGCTATCACTCACGCAACCCTAGACGCTGCTGGCCTACTCTAACCCACATGCTGCAGCGCACCCCTCGCATAATCAACAATTACGCACATGCGCCCGGCGCTAACTCATTGATTATACACGCTTGGTGCAGCGCAGTAGTGTATAATAACCATTATGTCAAATTGCGCAGGATGCAGGTAATGCGTGCAGAATCAGGGACTTGCCTGTTTTGCGCCAGGCTGCAGGGCAGAATTTTTCAGAGGGGGGCGTGCAGGGGTAGTAGGGGGCAAAATCCGGCGCCGAGCACCGGTGCGGGGTTGTAGAAGCCGACCCTGCGCAAAATTTTATAGAAAATTTTGTGCCATAATTAATTATTAAATATCTCTGGCGATACGTTACGGTACGGTTTCGTTACGGTTTGCCAGTGTTACGGTGATTACGCTTTCCCTAATGAAATGGGAAAGCGTAATCACACGGGAGAGTCGATGCGCGGTAATGTCGAGCAAGAGTCCGAGATACTGGCGCAGGTGCTGGCGCTGCGGGATGACCCGGTTGGCTTCGTCAGCTACGCATATCCGTGGGGCCGCAAAGGCACGCCCTTTGAAAAGTTCACCGGACCCCGCCGCTGGCAGATGGATGACTTCAAACGGATTGTCGAGCACACCCAAGAGCAGGCGTTCCGGCATGAGAACGGCTTGCCACTGAAGGTCTGGAAGGAAGCCCGCTCGAGCGGCCGTGGCCCAGGTAAGTCCGCCAAGTTCGGTATGGTCGCCCACTGGCACATGAGCACTCGGATCGGCGCCACAACGATAGTGACCGCTAACACAGAAGGCCAGTTGCGCAGCCGCACGTTTCCGGAGTACGCAGTTTGGTTTGGTGCCGCCATCAACGCCCACTGGTTTGAACTGGAAACCATGCGCATCGTGCCGGCCCCGTGGCTGGTCAACACCGTCAAGAAGCTGCCCGAGGATGGCGGTCTGGGTGTGGATCCGAAGTATTGGTTCTGCGCTGGCCAAACGTGGTCCGAAGACAACCCCAACGCCTTTGCCGGTGTCCACAACCCCTACGGTCTGCTGCTGCAGTTTGACGAGGCGGCCGGTATTCCAAGCAAAATCTGGGAAGTGTCCGAGGGCTTCTTCACCGAGCAGAACCCCTATCGCTACTGGATGGCGGCTTCACTGATGCGTG